GGAGATTGAAGTGATGTTTATAGGGTGGTGGCGTGCTCGAATGTTTTATGGCGAAAGGCAGTAGAGATTTAATTTTGAGAGACAGACTACAATTTGATGTGAATGGAAGTGGTGATACGGACCTAGTTTATGGGCGAGTAGACCTTTCTGATTTTGTGAATGTAGTAAAGCGAGAAGGCATGAGTATCAAAGAAATTCGCTATCAACTCCGCAGTCCTGCTGCGCCTAATGGAATTCTAATGCCTACCCTACTACGAACTGCCGGTGGTGCTGATCCTAACGCAAGCATCAAAGTGTTTGGAACTACTACTGCATATGAGAATATAGCAGATGTAGGTATCGCTTCACCAGATGTTATCAATGTCCTAGAAATGACTACAACCTTACTTGAGGATGGAGCCGGAAATGTTGCTGATGCAACAAACCAATGGACACACTTTGGTACACCAGACTTGCACCCAGAGGGTTATCATATTGTGTCAGACCTTTTGGTTGGCGTTGCTTGTGCTAACATTGATTCGCTAGGTACGACTCTAGAAATTGATGTCATGGTCATTGGAGAACCTGTTAAACTCACCGAAGCCGACATGACCGAAATGTTGACCCAACAACAAGACCTTTGAGGTGTTGTAGTTGCCACGACCATTTGATTTAACAGACCCGCAAGAGGTTGCAGAACGAACAGCAAAGGCTAGAGCCGGAGCGAAAGTAGGTGCTAAATTAGGCGGAATAGTTCCGCATCCAGCCGGCCGAGTTGTAGGTGCTACACTTGGGGCCATTAGTGGATTTATTTTGGGCGACCAAGAAACGGTATTCCCAATTGATATGGTAGCAATACCTGCATATCAAGCATACTTACTTTCAGGAACTCCGGCCTTTCAAATTTACATCAAAGAAGGTGAAGTATTGACTCAAGTTCAAATGACTGATGCTCAAGAAGCAACCGAAGAACTATTGGAAGCTACACCTAAACGTACACCAAAAAAGCGTAAAAAGTCAAAGTATCATACTTCTTATGGCAAGCATTTCAAAGCCATTCAATCCGATTACAAACTCAAAAACGGTAAGTGGAAGAAAAACGGTTTCAAGCGTTGCGCTGCGGCCGCTCGCAAGTTAGCAAAAGGAGGAAAGTAATATGCCAATTTCATTTATTAGAGAGTCCATTGAAAAGAAAGAAATCACTACAGATGGAGCATTAACTATCGTCCAGAAAAAAGTTGAACTTCGTAGAGGTAGTGTTCATGAAATCTTGGCATGTGATATTTATCAAGATACCATTGTGACTTTTGGTGAAGCAACCGATGTTTATATTGAAGCCTTTGTTACTCCATTCCCAGTGATTTATTCCGAAATGGACTTTACAGTAGGTCTAGGTAATCGTGGACCATCTGCGGCCAATGATACAATACTGTTTAAATCGATTCTAGGGCCATTTAATTCAACAACCACAAGGCTGATGGATTCTAACCAATTTCCATCTCCACAAATTGGAGCGGGGCCTTCATTCTCATTCTATACCCCTTTTGTCTACTTTACATTGTTTATTCATCATCAAGATGGATTGCCAACAACAATCAACAATTTATCACTTTCATTTATGCTAAAAGTGAAATCATCGAAAGCTTCAGTAGTTCAATATGGGTTGGGAATGATTCGGGAGCGTTCCATTGCTCAAGGAATTAACTTGATGAATCAAGGTCGGACCATTCCTAAAGCCGATAATGTTGGTCAGATATTTCCTAATTGGAAATACGGTGGCATTCGTCCAGAGAGAATGCTAAGAGGAACAGAAGCCAGGAACTTTTGGCTTAATTATTCTGCGGATTCATCTGAGGCTATGCTTGACACGGCCAATTTGAGGACATACATCAAAGGAGCAAGGACCATGGCCGGCTTTGATGAAGCCTTTGGAACTGATGATGTAGTAAAAGGACCAATTCCAGATTGGCTACGATTCGGCTTGAACCGTGGATTAGTTGCAGGACCTATTCGCGCTCAACAACCACCTAGAAAACTTGCAGATAATGGAAACACTTTGATGCTTTGAGGCGTGTTCGAATGGAAGACATCGATGTTCAACAAAATCGGAGAATCGAATGGTGTGAAAAATTGCTTTATGCAATTGTCATTTTACAGTTCCCACAAATCGCCGCTTTATTGTAATTGGCTTGTGCCGATCGCAACGCCAAAAACCATAGAAAAGTTTTGATTTTGGCTTAGTTTTCAACAAAGTGAGACAGGATGGTTTGATATTCAATACAATCTTTGTAAGCCTTTGAAATTGAATATGGAATCAATGCTCTGAGATTTGGTCTTAATGCACGAGTTCCTTTATTGGTCCATTTTTTGTGATGTCTAAATTTTGAATCCTGAAAGGCCAGTAATGGGAATTGACCCCAAAGAAAAATACCTCCGATTCTTTGACACCATGGAAGACCTATGACATCGTTGAAGGTTTCAATTGCGCCCTTGACATTCTCTATTATCCAAGCATTGGGCTTGAGAGCATCAATTATTTCTACTGAAGCTTCCAATAGAGTGTTATCGAAGTTATTTGGGTCCCTTTGTGAAGAAGCATAGGAGTATTGGTTACATGGTGGAGAAGCCCAAATAACCAATTTTTTTATTGAACCTTGGTGTACGTTTAGAAGTGAGTGAATAATTGATAATGTCCTTTCGACATCTGCAATATCAGAAATAATCAATCCATCCGTGTGTTCGAGTAAATCTGCATTATTATCAATTCTAATCACGGACCATTCGGGGTCATCCCAGAATGCTTGAGATGCTCCACCAAGTCCGGCGAACAAATCAATCATGACTTTCATACTAGCAACTCCTACAATATCCAGAAAACGGATTACAATTATCACAACAGCATAAGGTAGTTGAATAAAACAACTCTTTGCAGTTGATACAATGCCACCACGGCCCTTGAAGATAGTATTCTCCGTCGTCTTCACCAAAGTCAAAGAGCCATCCAATTTGGATGTCTTTGGTTACCCAATCATAATTGTTGTAGAATCCACAAGTCATTGATACCACTCCGGCCAGACTCCATGTTCTTTCCAGTATTTGAAAGCGATTTCATCCTGTTCTTTTCTTTTCTCATCTGTCTCCAACAGTTTCGCCCGTACCCATTCGCTAAAATTGGGTAATCTAGCGGCTAATTCTGCTGTCTCGGCGCATAAACTGATAGTTTTACTAACTCTCATATCCAATGCGACCCCGTTGTACTTAATTAAGCATCTCTTTTTTTGGTGGAGGCGAAGCCGAAACTGTAAGTTTTAGTTGTAGTGTCAGTTTTGCGTAAGCCTATCGACCCCGATAACCTGCACGCATTAAAAAAAGCGAGCCGCTTCGCGACTATAAATATATTCACACAAAGCCCGATAAAGGAGATTGAAGTGATGTTTATAGGGTGGTGGCGTGCTCGAATGTTTTATGGCGAAAGGCAGTAGAGATTTAATTTTGAGAGACAGACTACAATTTGATGTGAATGGAAGTGGTGATACGGACC